TGCACTTTGCGAGCAGTGGTGATACCCACAGGGTCATATGTAGGGACACAAACAAGACCAAACGTCTTCTCTTTGCCACCCAGTCGGATAACACGACCAATAGACTGACTGATACCAATGTAGTCCATGTTTCGCATGAAGATGACTGCTTCCAGTCCACTCACGTTGATACCTTCAGACAGAATACTGTGGTGAATAACAACAAACTTCTTGCTGCTATCTTTGCCCCAAGTGTTCAGAGTGTTGAAGAATGTTTCACGGTCAACTTTCTTGCCATCAATGATTGCACCAGTCTTCGATGTGATAGTCATCCAAGAATAACCACGCTGTGCAAGTTCAACACAGAAGTCAGAGTGAGAAATAAGACCCACAATCTGCTTGGTTGTACGAGCACAGATCAAAGTCTTGCTGATGTTGTTGTCATCAATAGTTTCCAGCAGG